CCCCCCAACAAATAAATGAGTTTCATACGCAACCAAGCCGTCACCGGATTCACCTTCGGCCTAGTCAATAAATCCACTGGTGCTGCCCTTACAGGCGTAGCCAGTGCCATAGGTAAATATGTTACCAAAGACGGTGGCACGCAGGCCAGCATTTCAGGCTCTGTCGCCGAAGAAGGCAATGGCCAGTACAGCGTCAATCTCACAGCTGGAGAAATGAACGCATCGGTAGTTGGCCTGCTGTTTACACACAGTGATGCCATTCCGGTTCAGTTTACGATCAAGACGCTCGGAAGTCCGGCAGACACATCAACCGAATCAACTCTCAGTCTCACCTACGCAGACATTCGTAAGGAGATTGGCTGGTTCTTATTCGGTGAACGCACAAGTTCAAACTGGTCAAGTGACGAAGGATCGCAGATTGACGACATCGTTAAGTCTGGTCTTCGTAACTTCTATCACCCTGCTCCAACGCAGACCGCACCGACCGGACACAAATGGACATTCCTCGAACCAACTACAACTCTATCAACTGTCGCCAACACATCTGACTATACGCTTAGTGCAGACTTTGGTGGCTTGATAGGCCAGATGACTTACTCAGCAGATGACAGTCGCTGGTTCCCAATCGAAATAACCGGCGAGCATCGGATAAGAGTGTTGCGACAGCGAGATTACAGTGATCTTGCCAGTGACCCGAAGCTTGCCGCTATTCGACCTATTAGCTCCGATGGCTCAAACGGACAGCGATTCCAGCTGATGCTTTATCCCAAACCGGATAAGGTATACACGCTTAGTTATCGCTACCACGCACTACCTGGAAAGATAGACGCAAGCTATCCGTATCCCAAAGGTGGAGCAGCTCACGCAGAGACAATCCTTGAGTCCTGCCTCGCAATTGCAGAGGCACGCATGGACAACAACGCAGGGATTCACGCAGCTGCATTTCAGAACCGACTCAACGCATCGATTGTGTATGACCAGCTCATGCACACGCCTGAACGCATGGGCTACAACGGCGATGGTTCTGATCAGGATTCCTGGAGCGAACAACAAAACAGATTTATGAACGGTGACGTTGTGCGTTACAACGGCACATTTTTTACAGACACAAACCCCTAAAGGTGAACTATGCACTGCACACCTCAAAACGATGTGTTGACCAGCGTCACTGTTAGCGACGACAAGGACAACTCAACAGCGTTGGTGTTCTCGGGATTTACGAAGGGGATAGTGTTTGTTCCCAACGGATCATCGATCACATCGATCACTTACTGGATTGCCAGTACAGAAGACGGCACTTACCAACAGCTTTACAGCGGTGGTAGTGCAGTTTCAACAACGGTAGCTGCCGACCGAACTTATGCACTTGCTGGTGCTATTGAAGGTGCGGCTTTTCTCAAACTGCAAGGCGATGCTGCCGGAACAGTGGACTTACATTTAATCTCTTCCTAGAAGGAACCCTTTGATGAGTGGACATAACATTCTTCAACAAATTGGACGTGAACCAGAATTGGAGATCGTCGATCCAGGTGCAGGCGGTACGATTCCGGTTGACCGTAGCTTTGGTATTTGCAGTGTTGTTACTGCTGCTTCAGAGGCACGTAAGATTGCATCTCCAGCGAGAGCGGGAATTGTAATCTCTATCTGTTTGAAGACAGATGGTGGTGACTTAGCAATTACCGGCGAAGGCTCTGAAATCCTCAACAGTGGTAACGGTACGGAAACGACTGCGACCATGGCTGATGCAGGCGACCTACTGACACTCATAAGCATCAATAAAGGTGCATCGATTGTCTGGTCACCTATTGCTAATAACGGAGCAGCGATGAGCTAATGGCCCGATTACTGACAAGGTTTGATATGCCTTGGCCGGTGAAAGGACTTGTCGAATCGACCGGCTATGAAACACAGCCTAAAGGAACGACCGTCGATTGTCAGAATGTTCGTGCTTATGATCCAGGCACTGGCCGCTCTCGTGGTGGGCAAAGAGCTGGACTGACTAAGTACTCAAGTGCTCGGACAGCTGACGGCAAAGTTCAGGACATTAGTCAGGTAGTAGCTCGTGACACACCAGGCTCTCAAGCAGAGGTTGGTGCTAGAACTGTTACGACCTACGCCGTGACTAATGGGACTGTGGCTAAGGTAACGACTTCGGGATTCACTACTGCTACTAACGGCAGTAGTGCATTATCGTCGAGTGTGCCTGCCATCTTTTCGGCTGAACTGTTCGGTGTGGTTTACTTTGCTGATGGTGCGTCTACCAAACAGTGGACAGCCTCAACAAACACAGTTGCCACATGGTCAGCTTCTTCTGGTTCTCTGCCGATTGACAGCAGTAACGAACCTCGTCTGATTGAGACGTGGCGTGGTCGTATTGTTTGCAGTGGTGTTAGTACCGATCCGCACAACTGGTATATGTCAGCTGTTGGTGATGCTAGGAACTGGAACTACAGTCCTGCAACGCCAACAGCTACGATGGCTGTCGCTGGAAACAATGCTGATGCGGGCAAAAGCCCAGACATCGTCAATGCAATGTGTCCTTACAACGACGACATCCTGTTGTTCTTTGGCGACCATACGATCTATCAGATGACTGGTGATCCGGCTGAAGGTGGTCGTCTTGACCTTATCTCAGACACAATCGGTGCTCCATTCGGCAGACCCTACTGTAAAAGCCCTGAAGGAATCGTTTACTTCTTCGGCTCTCGTGGTGGTGTCTATCAAATGCAGCCTGGTTCTCCTCCACAGAACATTACTGAGAACGCCATTCAGGAACGGATGAACACCTACAACGCCAACACAACGTTGGTGCGTATGGTGTGGTCTGACCGTGAGCGTGGGTTCTATGTGTTCCTTACACCGCTGGGTGGTGGAGCAACAACGAACTACTACTACGACACTCGTAATCAAAGTTGGTGGCCAGACAAGTTCGGCAACAACTCACATAACCCTGTGTCTGTTCATACGTTTGACGGAGATGCTGCCGCTGACAGAACTGTGTTAATGGGTGGTCAGGACGGATACGTTCGTCGCTTCGACTATGACACGCCAAGCACGACAGATGATTCAACAGCAATTGATTCATACGTCAAGCTTGGGCCAATCAACTTGCAGAACCGCCCGAAGATAATGCTTACAGAAATTAAGGCCGCACTAGGCACAGGAAGCAACGATGTCGCACTTAATGTTTACACCGGAGAAACAGCCGAAGCTGCTGCTGCTTCTAGCACTTCTCAGTTGGCTGCTACTGTGTCTGCTGGTCGCAATAAAAGCGAGAGACGAAGAGCGGTTGGTCATGACATGTTTATCAAGTTACAGAACAACACAAACAGCCAGTCATGGAGCTACGAGTTTCTCGGAGTAGAACTCAACTCGTTTGACGGCCCAACATCGAGGCAATGGTCATGAGTGGATTAATTGGTGGATTGAATCGTGGGCCAAAGTTCCCACCCAGAGCAAGACGGGCCAATGCTCGTTTGGCTTTAACAGATCCAGACCAGATATCAATAAAGGGAGCGGTCACCATTCCAGTTGTGACCAGCGATGAAACCGATTCAACGGATTTGAGTAGTAGTCCGGCTGACGGTGAGATCGTGTTGTTATTCGGCGGTGGATCAACAGCAAAACTATGTGTTGCTTACAACGGCAACTGGTACGAAGAGACGCTTACACAAATGAGTTAAACAATGAGTAGATCATTTAGTGCACCAATACCTGCCCGATCAAGAGAGTGGGCAAAAGAACGTGGCATCTCGTTACCACCTGCTGGCGGTAGTGGATTCGGTGCGCCTCAAACACCTGCTGGTGGATTTGGAATGCCACAGCAGCCTAATCCTGTTAATCCAGTTTCGCCTGGAATGCCGGGCACACAAGGTGGAGGCGGTACGAGCATAGACACTGGTGGTCTTCCTTCTAATCCAGGCGGTGGCTTTGGAGGGCCAGCACCTACTCCACCACAGCCAATGCCACCTGTGAGCAACACCTACAACACGTCGCGAACCTTTAACAATCGCAACCAAAACTTTTTCAACCAACAACAAAGCACGACCAATGTTGATAACTCGATGACCACGCAAGGTCAGCGAATGCAACGCAAAACTAAAGCACAGTTGAATCCTTTCCAAGCCATCAATCCCGAGATGGAACAGAAGATGATCGGTGATCCTTCTAACCCAATCAGTCAACTTAAAATCATGCGAGGCCGCTAATGGCTACCGGACCGAATCAAAAGAATCCGTCACGAGGTGGTGGTAAAAACAACGAATCGGAAGAACAGAAAACACCATTCGCTCAGTCGTTAATTGAACGTGTGATGGGTTTGTTCGAAGATGCCCGTCAAGCAGGTAATGCTGCCAACGAAGCTCGTTACGGGCAGATACTCTCACTATATGACCGTTTGACCGATGAACAGAAGGCCGATCTAGACACACTAAATTCAAAGCACTCTGACTTAGCTGAAAACATGGCTAACATGAGTGGCGATGTGTTAAGCAACATGAAGGGTGTAGCTGACGGTACGATCAAAGACGTTCTCTCTGGTGGCGAAGGACGAGTTGACGATGTGTCTGACCGATACAAAGCTGGTGAATCTCGCTTGGGTCAACTTGCACAACAGGCTGAAGGACGTGTTGGTGAACTGGGTGATGCCGCCAGACAACGAGCCGAAGGTCGTGGTGAACGAGTTTCCGGCCAGCTTGGTGAAATGGGACAAGCTGCTCGTGAAGGTGTGACTGGTCGTGGCGAGCAAAGCATTCAGGATTTGCAAAACAGATTTCAGCAAGCTACTCAAGACACCGCACAAACAAACCGTGAAGGTCGTGGCCAGATTCAACAGGGCTTCGAAGGACTCGGACAAGCAGATGCTGCCAGACGAGCTGCCGCTAGAGGTGAAGTAGGACAGGACTTCGCCGGACAGGAAGCTGCTGCCGGAGATCGCTTTGGCCAGGCACGACAAGACATCGGCCAAGATACCGCTGCTGGTGTGTCTGATACAGGCCAGCGATTCGCAGGTGGTCGGGAAGATGTGCGTGGAGAGTTTGGACAAGCACGTCAGGCAGCTCAGGGAATCGCCGCTGGTGCAGAACAACGTGCTGGTCAACTGGGACAACAGACACTTCAAGACTTATCAGCTAGAGCCGAAGGTCGATTAGGCCAGCTTGGACAGGGCTACTCGGAACTAGGACAACAAGCCACAGGCCAAGCAGCTGCAACAGGTCAGGATATCAGTGGACGCTTTGATGCTTTGCGTGGTCAAACAGCTCAGGGAATCCAAGGAGCGATAGATCAAACCGGCGAAGCCTTTGGTGCTGGACGTGCCGATGTGACCGGTGGTTTCCAAGGAGCACAAGCTGAACGTGCTGGACGTTACGATGCCAGAACTCAGCAAGGTCTTAATATGTACGACCAAATGGGTCAGGCATCTATGGATCGCATCAACCGGCAGTTCGACGAACAGATTGAACGAACCGTTGGTCAGATGGAACAAAGTCTTGTGTCACGTGGTTTAGATAGCACTACAATACGTGGCCAAATAGACAGGGCTAGATCGGACATCGAACGAAATCGCCAAGAAGCTATCGGGCAAGTCGATTCACAGGTTCGTCAACAGAAGGCAGGAGCGTTCGAGCGGTTCACTTCGCAGGGAATGTCAGCCCAAGATGCAATGCAGGCCTCTGGTTTATCAGCTGGTGCGCAGATGACTGGTCAGCAACTTGCTGCACAGCAAAACCTGCGTGGAGCTGGTGTACAGTCTGACATCGGATTAGGTCAGGCTGGAATCGGAGCAAGAGAACGAGCTGCTGGAAGAGGTGAACAAGCTGGACTCCAGACAGGACTCGCTGGTCTGGCACAACAGGCACAAGGACAACAAGGCATCTCCGCTGCTGAACAGGCTGTTGGGCGACAAGCACTTGCTGGACAACTTGGTGCGGTTCAACAGGGAACTCAAGCACAGATGGGTCTTCTCGGCCAAGGTGCTGGAGCTGCGGCTGGAATGACAGGACAAGGATTAGCCGCTCAACAGCAGATGGCCGCTCAGGGACTAGGAGCACAATCGAGTCTCGCAGGTGCAAGAGCTGGTGCTCAACAGCAAGCTGGAATGGCTGGCGTTGGTGCAACGACACAGATGCGTGGCCAAGAACTTGGTGCTGCGACCGGACTTGGTCAGGCAGGACTCGCTGCTCAGGAACGTGGTCAAGCAGCTCTCGAAGGTCAGACACAACAGTCACGACTTGCAGGTTTATCGGCACTCGCTTCAGGACAACAGCAACAGCGTGGCGTAGATGCTTCGATGGCTGGACAACAGTTTGGAGCTCAGGCTGGTGCATTGGCCGCTGGTCAGCAACAACAGGCAGGCTTAGAAGGGCAAGCACTTGGTGCTAGAGCTGGTTTAGTTGGTCAAGGCTTTGGTCAGCAGGCTGGCATGATTGGTCAGGGTGCAGGAGCATTTCAGCAGGGTCAATCACAACTCACAGGTCTACAGGGTCAGCTCGCCGGACAAGGTATGGCTGCTCAGTTTGGTCAGCAGGCACAAGGCTTCGGTACACAGGCACAGCTCGGTCAAGGTGGTGTGGCCGCTCTTGAACGTGGTCAGCAGCGTGGTGACATGACTAAACAGAACACACTCGACTTCATGGAACGCAAGACGGAAGATGTGCCATCACTGGATCAGTACGCTGGTCTTGCTCTCGCAGCTGGACAGAGCGGCATGGGAACTGGTGGCATGGGTGTTGTCGGCGGAGGCGGAGGCGGAGAAGGAGGTCTACCAGACTGGGCTGTCGAGCAACTAGGTGGACAGCAGGCATGGATGCAGGGGCAATTAGTTGCTCAGAGAGAAGCTGCTGCGGAGCAGAGAAAAGCAGGTGAAATCGAAAGAAGAAAAATTCGGGTCGATAATGAACAGAAAAACAAGGAGCAGCGAGAGCGCGACGTGGCGCAGCAAAAAGAGAACCGAGAGTACATCGATAAAGTCAGAAAAGAAGCTGAAACAAAATTTAATGCCGCGCGTGATAAGAAAGATGCGTTGCTTGCAGATTTACAATACAAGCATGAAGAGGCTCTGAAGCAAGGCAAGGCAGAACAGGCACAGCAATACAAAGATCAGATAGCTGCACAAGAATCGCAGTTTG